ATAGTGTTGCTCATGCTCAAAAATTCCCGCCGTCGAGGCTTGTGGTGAGGTTGTTGTCAGTCCATGTCGTTAAGTTGTTATTGAGTCGCCACACGATGCCGTCCGAGAGCGTCAGCACCAGCATCCCCGCTTCCCGCCTCAACTGCGGAATCGCGTCTCTCTCGGCGATGTCGGCCACGCTGCGGTATCCGCCCTTGCCGTACCGTGCCTCGTGCGATGCGTGTGCATCTGTCGTGTCGAATGGCACGACCGGCGCGAGTACGTTGGTGCCCTTGATGCTTGACATACGTCATGTGACCACGAGGTTGACGGTGCCGGTGATCGGATACGTGGTGCGATAGATGCCGTAGCTTGCCGCAGCCTGCCCAGCGAACGTGATTGTCCTCGTCGTCGTCTCCCAGGCGGACGACGTCAGTCCGCTGACTGCAAACGTCGGTACGCCGAAACTCGTCGGCAGGACGACGTAGATATACGCAGTCTGTGCGGTAATCGTCCTCGACTGTGCCCGAGAGCCTCCGAGGTCATTAGCGAGGCTGGCGACGATCTGAGCGTCAGTGATAGTCGTCGCAGCAAACGAGCCCCAGAATCGACGCCTGAGCGTCGGAGCGACCTGCGCCGCCTCGGCAGTGGCAATCGTGTGAACACGCACCGTCTGCCGGAATGCGTCGCCGTAATGAAACACGGGGACGCCACGCGGGCTCGTCACTTCATACGTGATGTCCACGCCGTTGATCGTGTCAACAATCTTGTCGTGCCGCAGCGGCTCGCCAAACGGAAGCGTGCCCGCCTTGATGACGAAGTCACGCGACTCCCACTGCTCTACCACGCCGCTGGTGCCCTGCGACTCAAAGCGGCTTGTTCCAATCGTGGCACTGACTGTGCCGTAGTCAGCCCCGCGAGAGTAGCGGACAGACCGCGACGCACTCGCCGACAACTGACCGGCGAGCCACGCTGCACCGCTGGCGAGTAGATCGGACATAGGCACCTCTGACTACAAGACCGCCGGCGGCGCGGAAAGGATGAAACGCTGCCGCCGGCGGCTTGCAGTGGGACGAGAACTCAGCCGACGTTGAGGATGACCATCACCGACGCATCGCCCGACGCAGCCGCAGCAGCGGCCTTGCCGGCCCGCTTGTGCGTGCTGGCAGTCGTGGTGACGACGCTGTTGGTGGCATCCCAGTACAGAAGCGCACCCTGCGAGACAGCGCCCGAAGCCTTGGCGATGCTCCACACGCCATCAACCGCCACCGTACCAGCCGCGTTGGCGGCAATGGAATGAGTGGCAACGGTCACAAGATCACCGAGCAGAACGACAGCACCAGCAGCCACAGCAGCCGACGGCGTGTGCTCAATCAGACAGCCAGCCTGAGAATAAGAAGCCATAGATCACCTACTTTCTGGGAATGGAGTTGGTTGGAATCATGCCGCCGGGCGGGCTTGGGCTCCCGCCCGGCGGTCACGGTTTGTCTTCAGATCAAGAAGCGTCAGCCTTCACGCCGGCGAGGTACTCGGCTCGGGCAACGCCGAAGTCGAAATACCCCCTCATATTTACCCCTAGCGTTTCGAAGCTAGCTTCCGCCGTCTCAACGATGGGAGACTGCACGCCGTTGAGGAACGCCACTTCCATCACCGGCATGTCAGCCGGCGAGGCAAGCAGGTAGTAGTCCTCGGCGCTGGACAGGTAGCTGGTCGAGACGACCTGATACCGACCGGCGAGCACGTTGCGATCCGGGCCAGCGGACGAACCGCCGACCAAGAGCGACGAGCCCATGATCTCCGCAGCAGCCAACTCGATGTCGGCTGGCACGAGCAGCACCCGAGGCTCAACGGCAACCGGGTTGCCGTCCGGGTCTTTCAACTTGCGGAACAGCGTGGCAATCGCCTTGAGGTTCGCCAGGCTGAGAGCACCCGCCGTGGTCTTCTTGTTGCCACGGCCCGTGGTGAAGAACGACGAGTCATCTTGGAACGAAGCCCAGAAGACGTCGTTGAGCTTCAGAGCACCGCCACGACCGATCCGCTGCGGCACCGCAGTCAGAGCACCGAGGTCATCGTTGATGAGGTCATTTCGGGTGACGCTCGTCATGATGCCGTAGGTCTCTGCCGAGATCGTCCGCGACTCGTCGCTGACGGCAGCGTTCTTGAGTTCGCCGCCAGGGGCGACCTTCTCGAACTTCATGCCGCCGTTGAGCCGGTAGCTCGTCAGCGCCTTGAAGTCGTTCACGCTCCGCACAGACGAGATCGACCGCCACGAGGACTCGACGCCGTTGAAGCCGGCGAGCAGGAACTTGTTGACGGTCGCCGACAGGATGCCGCTGATGCTGTGGGTCGCCCAAGCAGCAGCAAGAATCGGACGCAGGGTCGCAGCGGAAATCCGACGCGAGCCGGTGTAGCCGCCTTCCTCAGCAGCCGAGAGCAGAACTTCGCCGAGGCTCGTCGTCCGCTGAATCTTGCCAGCGGCTTCGAGGGTCTTGGCGTCGTACTGCTTCTCGACGTTCGGCAGGTTGCCCTGGAGGGCAAACGCCGCCTCAATCACTTCGGGGCTGCGGCTGGTCGGCTGCGCCATGTGGATGGCAGGAGCCGCCGGTCGCTCGTCGCGGGTCGCAAGGAGCTTTTCCATGTTGGAAACTTTCTGCGTGAGGGACGCGATCACTTCGGCGTGATCGACTTCGGGCTTGGTCTCCACGGCGACACTCGCCGTGGCTTCCACCGCAGCCGTGACCGGCTCTTCGGTGGGCGTCTGGTTGGCGTTGTCCGCCATAGAAAACTCCTCGTCGGCTTCAGCCGCGATGGCGACGCTGGTAGCTGCATCAGCGCCCAAGGTGACAAACGAAACCTCACGCAGCGATGAGGCTTTGACGACTCGCACCGGCCCGATGTGGGCAGTGCCGTTGACGGTGGTGACGCCTTCGGCGTCGATCTTCTGGTGCCTGCGGACATCGGCACCCACGCTCGCCTGGAACTGGTAGCCAGCGGCACCAAGAGCGGCGACCTGTCGTGCGTTCTCGTTGTCGGCGAGAATCTCTCCTTCAACGATGATTTGCCCAGCTTCAATGAATGGGCGACCCTGCCCGACGATTGAACCAAGTGCGTAGTCGTGACCAACCACAACAGGCACAGTCGCCGGAAGTTGCATCCCAGCCATGTCGATCACGACTGGCTCGCGGCTCCAGCCCTGACGGATAGGAGCACCCGTGTAAGCGACGATGCGAAACTTCTTGCCAGCCGGTGCCGAATCGCCTTCGGCAGCTTGCAGAAACGTCACGCCAGAATCCAGTTTGATTGCGTTCATTCGGCCCCCATTGGTTCGCCGTTCTCGTCAAGCGTTCCGCCGTAGTTCACTTCCGGCGCGAAGTCAACGAAGAGGTTGAGTTCCTTCATCAGCGCCACCTCGGCGGCACGCTGACGCAGTTCGACATCCCACTGCTTGCCAGCCTTGGCGTACTCAGCAGCCAGAGTGGTCGTGTGCGTCCGCAGCCGAGTCTCGGCAGCGTTGGCTTCCTTGGACGGGTCAACGTGCTCTTTGCCGTCCCACTGCCACGACCAATCCCACTCGCTGAACGGCGGCACGCCTTCCGGCAGCACACCCGCAAGCGTGGCTTCGTTGACCCACGCCGCAAGCAGACGGTCGAGCATCACACGCTCAAGATCGTCACGCATGACCCGCTGGGTCGTTGCATAGATTTGGTGATCCATGCGACCGCTCGCGTAGTTGTATGACGACGAGTCGAGGGCACAGACGTTAAATGGCAGATTCATGCAGCGACCCAACTCGCCAAGAATCTGACGCACGAACGACGGGAATTGCGTCGTAGGCTGCTCTGCCTTCAGCTGCTCGAACGTCCAGCCGTCTGGCAGCGTGACCATCGTCCGCTTCTCAATCGGCATCTCGGCGAACGCTTCGACCTCGTCAATCTCGGCGGCAGGCGAGTTCGTCCGCAGGAAGCCCGCGAAGTCGGCGGCAGTCTCAGCAGCAGCAACAACCGCCTCGGTGTAGCGGCGAAGCTGACCAAACAACCGCAGAGCCGGTGCCACCTCTGGATACCCACGGTGTTGACCGGGCCGGATAGGCCGGAACCAATGCACCATCTGGGCAGCAGGCACGCGCTGGAATTGCAAAGTGTTGACGCGGAAATTGCTGCCGGGATGGAAGTTGAGAACTTGATAGGCAACGACGTTGCCGACGGCGTCAAACTCCATGCCGTCAACAGTCGAGCCGTCTGGCGTGATCGTCTCGCTCATCAGTTCCGTAGGCGTGGCGACCATCTCGGCTTCCACAAGCCGCAGGTCAAGCTGAACGCCAGGCAGGCGAGGATTGGAAATCATCAGCGAGAACGCTTCGCCGTCCACGACCAAAGCCTCACGCATCGTCCGCAGCTTCGCCGGAAGGTCGATCTGCCAGCCCCAGTCGAAGAACAGCTTTTCGATTGCCCGTGCGCTTTCGTCGTCGCCAAACTGCAACTGAAGACGCGGACCAGTGCCGACCAGGTCGTTGGCGAGCGTGGACGAGATGCCAGCGAGCCACGAGTTGTTGGCACGCTCGTAGCGAGCACGGTTCCGCATCTCGCGCCGCTTCATCGGCGAGAGTGCCGCATCCGCAGCGAAGGCGTCAGCGTTTGCCCAGTGCCGCCGGTCGTCTTGGCTCTCGGCAGCGTCAAACTTGGCACGGACACGCACGGGCATAGCCGCAGGCTGCGGTCTGTTGCCTCGCGTGAACAGGTTGCCGAGCATCCCCACTTAGATCGTCCCTGGAGGGATCAGCTTGTTGAACCGCAGACCACGCCGCGTGTTCGTACCTGCACTCGCAGCCTTTGCCGCGAGGTACTTGTCAGCCTCAATCATTGAGGCGACATCCTGTGCCTCAACTTCGCCTGCGTCGGTGCGGACCCGCTTGGGACCGGATGCCGTCTCGGCAATCTTTGCGCGTAGTTCGTCGCTCATGCGAGCAACGCTACGGGAAGCACCGGCAATCACAGACCGGGTATGCCGTCAGACTTCGACCCACTCAGAGCCGCGACGCTCGAAGAGCACGACGTCTGCCACGCCTAGCTTGCGGGCGATGTCTGCCGTGAAAGGTGAGAACACCGCCAGCGGCTTGGCTGCGTCGATAACCGGCACAGACAGCATGAACGAAGTCAACGCCGTCGCCTTGCCTGTCTGCCGATAGCGTTCCTCGACGTACTGCTCAAGCGTCTGCATGCCACGCCAAACGTGCGAGCACGCCCAAGCGATCATGGCACCATCAGCGTGCCAGACGGCGACCGGCGTGCAGCTGCTTGCGTCACCCTCAAGCACCTGGGCAACCTCAAGCTGAAACTCGCTGCCCTGCTTCGTCAGCCGCGAGCGGATGGCGAGCATGTCCCGAGGCTCTAGCCCGTCGATGGTGGCGAGTGTGATTTGATTCATTTCAGCCTTTTCAACTGGATGACCTTCTTGCCATTCGGCCCGCTCGGGATTGTCACCTTCTTCCGCTGGCGTCCACCCGCCTCGGTCGCCACGGGATGCACGCCAGCAATCGACGCCGCAACGGCAGAGCCCACGAGACAATCCCAGAAGTGATTCTCTCGCCGGTTGTCTAGCTTCCACTCGTCCACGACTCTGCCCCTCGCCTCAGTCCGCACCGGGTACTCGCTGGTGAGATGTTCGACCAGCATGTCGTGCTCGCCAGCGTGGAGCGTGATAGCCTCGGGATCGCCCATTGCCAGACGTAGGCGAGCCGCCGAAAACGTCTTCCAGAAGTTCGTGTCATAGACACCGTACCGCTGGCTAGTCGCCGTCTGCCTCATGACCCAGTTCAAACCAATCTTCTCGCCTCGCCCCTTCTTCTCCGTGAGCGAGCCGCCAGACGCACCGATGCCTTTGCCGTGACTCGGCAGCAGACTCGCCGCAAACGTGGACCGCCGGCAGAACGTCCGCACCGTCTCGGTGGACTGTCCCCAGTTGGCGTCTACGAGCACCTGACGCACACGCATGGGCACGTCGTCCTCTCGCATCCAATCCTTGCCGAGAAGGATCTGCGTCAGAGACTCTAGGCCAGCGGATAACGCACCCTCGAACCCGGCACCCTTGGCGGCTAGTGCTAGCGTCTTCTTTGCGTTCTTAGCTTCAAAGAACGTACTGGCTTGGTCAGGGTAAGTGCCGTAGGCCACGACGTGCCCGCCGAACGACTCGCCCCACGAGGCGACGAGCCAGTACAGAAGTTTGTCCTGCACGTCGATGAACGCCGTGAGCGTCTGGTGCGACAGCGGCACAGCCCCACGCGGAAGCGTCAACGCACGAGCAGCGAGTGACCGCTTGTCGAGCTTCTCGGACGAGATGTCATCCGCCAGCGGTGCGTTTTGGTACTCGGCTTGGAACGCCGATTCTCCACGGTCAATGCGTAGGTTCCACGCATGCTGAATCGCCGTGAGTTCGTCGTCGTGTTTCCGCTCGGGCCACGCCACCCGAGAACCGGCATCCATCGTCGCCTGATTGGCAGCGTAGAAAGCGTCGGCGGCTCCTGTGCCCTCGCCGCTACGCTGACCCTCACGCCGCATCTCTGCGTACTGGCCCCAGAGTTCATCCGCAGTCGGCCACTCGTAGACGAGTTTCGTCCGCTCGCCCTGCCACGACGGATGACGCATCCTGTCGAGCAGACGGTCGGCCAGGTCGTCAGGACGGATGACGGTAATCGTCGCCAGCCCTGCGATCTTCTTGCCCGGTCCAGAGAGCCCGAGGATGGCACCGGCTAGGATGCGTTCGCGGGTAGAGACCTGCGACGGCGACGCAGATGACTCGTCTGTCTGTGGGTCGTCAATCAGACACAGGTCAGGACGGATCGTCTTGCCGTCCGGTCGAGTGTGACTGACGCCACGGATGCGACCCGTGATGCCAGCGACACGCACAGCCGCACCAGCCGAGGCGGCACCAGTGATCCACGGCAGCGTCACCTTGTCTGCCGTCCATCCCATGTGCGTCGGCTCGCCCTCGCAAGTCTGCCCACGCACGCGAGCCGTGATGCCGTCCAACGCTCGCACCGGATAGCACGCCGCCGGGAAGTCCTCGGCGAGCAGGTCGTTTTGCTCTAGGTGACTCTTGAGCGTATCGAGCATCTGGCAGGCAATCGCTTGGTCAGAGCCCACGAGCATGACAAACGAGCGGTGCCCGTAGAGGCAGGCCCACAGGCACGCCCAGATCGACAGCGTGCTCTTACCTGAGCCGCGAGGCATGGCGAAGGCAAACAACTCGCCACGCAGCACAGCCGCCTCAATCTTGGCAATAGCCGTCAGGTGATCCGGCGACCACGCCAGCGGGAATGACTCGGCACCGTAGACCTCGCAGAACTGGCGGAAGGACGACCGGCAGGCGTCGCGGCGTTTGGCGTCCTTGACCGGCGGGATGCTGCCGATGTCTCTGCCGGCGGCAGAGATGTTCCTAGACCACTGCCCGCCTTGAGCCTTCTGCCGCTCGTAGCTGCGTTTGGCTGCGTCTGTCTTTTTGGGAGTGCGGGCGTTCATTCAGGAGGCTGTATTTATGGCAAGCTCGCGTATGAGGCTTGGTGCGAAAACCGCCGGGAGAACCTACCCCTACCCCCCCCTGTGGGGGCAGTGTAGCATTTTGCAACAACCCCTGTTTTTCGCGGGAAAAACGCATGTTTTTGGTGTTTTTATGCGTTTTCCTCGGGAAATACGCATGTTTTTCATTGAGTGCGTTTCGTGCTTGTTTTCTAGGCTTTTTCGCACTTCACGCACGTTGCGCCCTTGTTTTCTAGGGCTTTTCGTCACTGCACCCTCACTGTCGTCCTCGCCTCTTCGCCCCACGACTTTTCCACGATCAATCGCCTGACGTGCGTATCGTCAAACAACTCTTTCAACGCATCAAGCACAGCCTTTGCGACGTTGTCGCAGTCAGGTCGTGGCAGCACTGGTGCTGTCGCCTTCACTCCACGCTTGTTCATGTGCGACTTAGGACGTGTGAACACAGCATCAACAATCACCTCAATCGGTTCGCTGAGTGGCGTCAGACCGCACGCTAGAGCCTCACGCAGTATTGCGTCACGATACGCATGCACTGGGTGCTTCGACGGCACGTACGCTCTGGCGAAGCCGCCGCGTGTGCTGACTCGCACCCGAGGCTGTGGCACTGGGTCGCCTGCGACGCTGAACGTGATCGGCTTCATGCACGGATCATCGCAGCAGCGTCAAGCAAACCAGTGCGACACGTTCAGACACTCGAAGTGCCGCATCACCTGACGCACGTAGTTTCCCTCGTGGATTTCGTCCAGAACATACGCATGGATGACGAGCCCATTCGCCAGATAGAAAACATCGACGCCCACTTGGACGGGCCGTAAAGCGCCGTCCAGTGGGCCGCCGATGAACTCGACTGTGAGCCATCCTTTCGCCATGTTCACTCGTAGCGGATGACGGCGAACCATGCACGGCGAACAGGCGACCACGCTACGCCTTTCTCCACGATTCGATAGCGCCCACGCATGGCGTCGGAATAAAAACAACACGCACGTTCAGCAGCCAGAGGCGACGACGAAGACATGCCGATTCCCTCTCTACGTCCTCCAGCAGTGCCGCAGTGACGCAGCACGCCCGAGCGTGCCATTTGCTCGGCGTCATCCTGAGCCGAAGAAATATTTACCCGCCTGGCGTTGATGATCACGTCCTGCCCGAAAATGATGCCGGGGGGGGTAGTAATCAGAAACGCGAGAGCCAACACAATCCGTTGCATATCGTCCGTCCTTTCGACTGGGGAAAGCCGCTCCGTGCGGCACTGCGACTCACACTAGACGGCGCGTCAAGTAATCCCGTGGAAGCGGTAGCCATCCCACGAGTATTTCGGGGCGCTTACTCGCTCGGTCTTTGGCACCGCTGGCTGTTCTCGCCGTGCTCGACACTCTGCCGCACGCTCGGCTATCTGCTCTGGCGTCGGGTCGTCTTCCTGTGGTCCGTGGTACGCACGGCGTCGCCTCGGGAGGTTGTGCCTTGCCACCAGTTGAGCAACGTACGGCGTGGAGCAGCCAAGGGCGGCAGCGATCTCGACGTGAGTGCTGCCTGCCGCCCAAAGCTGTTCCAACCGGGCCACGCTGTAGACGCATGAACCGTGTTTTCCCATCAGGCGTCCACCGCCAGTGGCATGATCACGCCAGTGTTGTCGCCGCATCGCAGGATGACGGCAGACTGTGCGTCAACGGCTTCGACCTCGACCTCTGGCTCTGCCTCGCTGTCGATGCCGCCCAACCACTGCTGGACGAACAGCGGGTCAAGCTTGACCGTCGCCTTGTCACCGGCTTCGACCACGTCACAGGTGACGCTCGACTCGCCCTTCTCGGCACTCTGCCCGTGCAGCCAGATGCCGCCGTCACTGAACACGAACTGCACACCCTTGCTCTCTTCGCTGGTCACGATGGCTGCTGCCCGAGTCGCCGCGAGCAGATCCGACCGGCTGACCGTCGTGGCCTTGGCGTCACGATCCGGCAGCGTGTCACGCCACCGAGGGTAGCGACCGTCGAGCAGGCGAGCCTTGACCGTCACGTTGCCAACCGTGGCGACGATTTCCTTACCGGTCGTCTCCAGCTGCACGCTGGCGTCACCCGCTGACGCAGCCAGCCGAGCGATAATCGCCATAGCACGAGCCGGGACGAGCGTCTGCGAGTCGTCCACCGCTAGGTCATGCTCGCAGTTCACGCACGACAGCCGGCGACCGTCTGTGGCGACAAACGTGACGACCTCGCCTTTGACTTCCACGAGCACGGCACCGAGAGCGTAGCGGCTCGACTCGTCGTCCACGGCGAAGACGACGCCTTTCACGGCACGGCAGAACTGATCCACCGGCAACCGTGTAACAGGCTTCGCACCGACAACGTCCCACGCCGGGTACTCGCTAGCGTCTTCCGTCGGCAGCGTCCACTCGCCACGTCCAGCCTTGATCAAGCACGACGACTCGTCAGGCGTGATCGTGATTTCATCGCCCGAGTGCGAGCCGAGAATCGCAGACAGCCTGTCCTTCGGCAGCAGCAGACTCACGTCGCTCGGGACCGATTCAAGCGTCACGTCGATGCGTACATCGCCGTCACTCCCAGACAGAACCGCGCCCGACAGGAGCACTGACTGGTAGATGGGCCGTGGCGACCGGCTTGGCACCGCCTGGCCCACGGCTGCGAGAGCCGCCTTGATTTCCGGTGCTGACAGGCTGATGCCACCAGCCCGCTTCTTTCTTTCCTTCGTCATTGTCATTCCGCACATCCTTTCGCAGAGAAGTCCCAACCAAAATGCCAACCGTGAACGTCACGGCGTGCAAAATCGAACCAATGCAGACCAAGGCGATGTCGCTCATAGCCCAACCTCCGTCTTCTCAATCACGCTGGCGAGCCTCACGCAACGCTCTAGCGTCGCCTCTAGCGTTCGCGCAGCCGTCTCGATGAGAATCCGGTCGTCGTCGCTCACGTCGTCGTCCCACGCACGACTCATCAACGCCTGGACGACATCGAGCGGTGCCGGGAGGTAGTGCCACTCGGGCTTCATGCGTCACCGCCAATCACTCGCAGCGTCCGCGAGCACCCGTCCTGCCACGTCACGTAGCCTTTCCGCCGCAGCGGCTCCAAGTGGCACTTCGCCGCGTTGGGCGTCTTCCACCCGTAGTGGTGCTGAATCTCTCGCAGCGTTGGCGGGTACTCGTGCGTGTTGATGTAGCCTGCGATCCACGTCAGCACGTCCTGCTGGCGGGCCGTGAGCGGCTGGCGTTCTGTGGTTGTTGTCATGCGTCCTCCTCCTTGAGTTTCATTGATGCTGCAAGCGCCATGACTTCCTTTGGCGTGCGGTATGGTGCGGGCCTGTATCCGGCAAACTCTTTTGACTTACGCTCAAGCAACGCCCTCTTGGCGGCATCGTCTGCACTCTTCCCAACGCTGCGGTTTGTGCCGCCGCGATCTTGCGACCGAGTCAGCCACGAGACGAGGAAGCGACGCCAGTTGCTCTTGTGAGCCCGAGTTGGGTTGGCCTTCAGCCACTCGGATGCTCGGATTAGCTCGACATCAAGCACGACAGCCGGAAATCCTTCGGCCCACGTTTTGCGGTCTTCTGCCGTGATCCCTGCCCAGCCCGTTTCACAACTCCAAGAAACTGCGTTGTGGTGCTGCGAGCGTTTTCGCCGCTTCGGCGAATCGCTCGTAGCAACAACCGGCGCAGCCGGTTGAATGATTTCTTCTTTAGAAGAAATCCCTGAATCTGACGGTGAAGGTGAAGGTGAAGGTGGATGGTTAACGATTGATGAACGATTGCTCAACGATTGCTCAACGTTTGATGAACGATTGATGGAGCCAATCCGTGCGGCTGCAGCTGCCTTGCCAGCCTCAGATCGCTTTCGGCGAAGCGAGACTGCCCGGCCACGATGCTCCTCCAGCCTCGCGTTGCGTCGCTGGCCATCAGGCTCTAGCGGAAACTTGTCTTGGAGCATGCCCCAAACTTCGGCAACGCCAGGCGACAGCCGGCCCAGAGCGTCAATGTCTGATGGCAGTCCCTCCCTGTCCCACTGCAGCATCAGTAGGGTGAGGTAGTGTCCTCGCTCAGAGGCCGTCCAACCGATCGTGGCAGTCAGGAAGTCTCTGACGTAGAGCGGCATGTAAATGTCCACTCGTTCATCTGCCGACATTACTTGCCTCCCGGCTCTGTAGCTGCTTTTGCCACTCAACCGCCTCGGCGGCCTCCTTGACGAGTGCCACGTGATTCCTGCCGATAGCGTTTGCCGCTTCGTACAACGCGCGGCTCGACTCAATAGACCGTCCATCTTCGGCTGCCATGTCGTTAAGCATCTTTCGGATCAGACGCATAAGAGTCTGCGTGAACGTTGGCTGCTTTTGCATGCTCATACGCACCTCCATTCCCTCTCGCCACGTCCACTCGCACTCGCCACAAGCCGTCCCGTCGCAACGATCCTGCCAGCCTTGGCAAGCTCCGTGAGTCGCTTATTGACTTGGTGCCCGAGCAGTCCGCATCGAGCAGCGATGCCTGACGCCCCTGCCGGCCCGTGCGACAGCGCCTCAAGGATCGCCGCGTGGTGCTCGCCTGCAAACGTCTTGACGCTTGCGGCTGCGGCCTTGCTCGTCACTGGATCGGTGCGGCGAAATAGCGGCAGCGTGCTGACGTCGTCTGCGTAGTAGTCGCTCATGCGGATGTCTCCTGCGTTGACTGCTTTGCGCGTTGCTTCAGTTCACGAACTTGACGCTTGAGCGACAGAATTTGGTCGGCGTTCTGCTTACACAGGCAGACAAGCGACCAGATGACAAGGCTGCGCCAACGCACGACACCAGGCAGCACGCCCCAAGCAAGGTCGTCTTCCTCGTGCTCGCGGAGAAGCATCCTGGCCTCATGTACAAGCAGCTTGATTGGTGCTTTCAATGAAACGAGCTTTGCCAGCCGCTCGCACCTTGCCATTCCGTGACTGCCCATCCGTGCGTCCTTTCCCTCGTGTATTGGCCGCGTCTCGTGCGGCATCCGGCTGCGTTACCTGTTGGAGACAAGCCGCAGCTGCGGCAGTTACTCGCCACCCATCCGCTGGGCGACCAACGCTGCTCCGATGCAAGCAGCTGCGGCAATGGCGTGCCGGTCTGTGTCAGTCCCCCGTGTACTTGATGTGCTGCCCGTACTCTTCTCGCTCAACCGGCGGCGCTGGCGGCTTGAGCGTCGCCAGTTCAGCCTCAAGCTCTGCGATGCGACGCCGAAGCTGTGGCATCTCTACGTCGTGCCGCTTGATGTCCCGAAACGCTATCTGCACGATGTCGGCGGCTTTGTGGTAGCGGCTACCACGCAGCACCTCATCAATCGTGTAGGCGAACTTGTCGAGTTCCTCTGCGAGCCTCATGCCGTCACCTCCTCTCGCGTCATGAGGATTTCGACCTTGCCCATCAGCAGCTTGGTCAACTCTGCGAACTCGGCGTCAGTGATCTCGCCTGCGTTGGCGTACGTGTCCAGCTTGGAACGCAGTGCCTCGCAGGCTTCGATGGTGCTGGCGGCGCTGATAGCCAGGCGTCCCGCCTCGGCCCGAGTCCGCTGCGGCTCCTGCTTCGCCTTGGGCGACAGCACGACCTTCGCCGGTCGCGGCTCGTCATCGAACTTGGGACGCACCACGATGGGCTCTGACGCCACGGTTGGCTGCGGGTAGTCCTGTGCCTCCTCGGCGGTGATCAAGCCCCGCAAAGCGTCAGCGAACGCATTGCGAAGGGCAAAGCCACGGGCACGCAGAGCCAGCATCCGCTCTGGGTACTGACTCCACGGGCCAGACTTGCCAGCCAGACCAGCACGCTTGGCATCAGCCATTGAGAACCGGCTGACGGTAGGTGCTGGGTAGCCGCGACGCTTTGCCTCGCAGACAGCCGTCAGGTTGTCGCCCTGGCCCTCGACGTACTCCTTGACGTACTCGCACACTGGCGAGGACTGAACCAACGCCAAGGCGGCATCGCCCCAGATGGTCGGCCTGCCGTTGATGACGGCAATCGACTGAAGGCTCTGCATCGGGGAAAGCCCGACCTCGCTGCCGTGCTGGATCGCCAGCATGCACGACTCAGGCTTGCCCTTGAAATCCTTGGGGGCGAACTCCGATGCCGCCACCATCTTGGAGAAGCGGAAAGCGTCGTCGAACGATTGAAGTGCCAGCCCTGTGCTGGCTCTGTGTGTGCTGATTTCCGTGCTCATATGCCGTGTCCTTTCGTTTCCGTTCCTGTGAAAATGCCCGCTTTGCGTCCTGCTCGGCGGGTGGTTCGTGCGTCCTTGCTGCTGGCGACTCCGTCGCCCTCCTTTCCGCTCGCTGCATCCTGCTGGCTTGCGGTCCTGTCCCTCTATGTGCGGTCCTTCTTGTGAGCGGCCCACTGTTGGGGGAGTGTGATATTCAGTCGTTCACCAGCGCGCAACCCCCGCGCCCTAACGGCCCCCCCCCCCCCCCGAGGGGCGCTGATGATTTCTCTCGTGTGTGCGGTGGCTTTGCCTGTACCTCGTCGTGTTAGCAATCCGGTTGTTGCACCGCTGACGCGCCAGCGGACAGGCAAAGCGACCTTGTGTCAGTGCGTGATGTCTACGACCGGGACACGCACCCATGCGTGATCCACGTTGACAACCACCGTGGCGTCGTCGTCGCTGAACCATTCGATGTGGCCGCTCCAGCGTCGCCCTGCGGTCAAGCCGCTGACGAAGTCGCCGACCGCTGGCGTCGTGTTGGTCGTGTCTTTCCAGCCCGTGCCGTACGTCTCGGTCATGCCAGCGACGGCTCCTGCGTATTCGTTTGCGTGTGCGTCATTCGTTGTCATGTGGGTCTCTCCTTGGTTAACGGGAAGATATACGGACGTTCAGGTACGTCAACTGTCTGGCGAACAAAATGCGGGGACTAGAAACGGTGTGCAGTAGTGGGTGCGAATGCCGAAGCGGTGGTATTGGATAGCGTCGGATAGGCTAGTGACTAGCGTCAGTTCGTCAAGACAGAAATCTTGAGAGTGTGGAAACAACCAGATCAATGCCGTGAGCCACGGCCTGGGCGAGGTCAGAGTCGGTGCCGAGCTGCTGCCCGAGCCGGATAAAGACCAACGCTTGAATGAGGCGGTCTATGTGGCGTCGCATCGCGTGGCCCCCCTTGGCCGGAAGAATCCTTGAGCCCGCTGGCGAGATTGCCAGCAGGCGTATGTCGTCAGGCAATTCCGCAGGCGGTTTGAATCATCCCGCGAATGGCGTCCGTCTTGTACGCGGCAACGGCAGCGTCAACCGTGGCGAACCGCTTGCCCATCCCACGCCAAGCACGGTTCATTGCGTTCTGCATGACGACCTGCACGTAGTTGGTGGCACCACGGCAGACGACGACGAGGGCGGCGTGCTTGCCGCACTGCATCTCGACGTAGAGGTAGTTGTTTCCGAGGGCAGTCTGGCGGCTGGTGTCGATGACGTTGATTTCCATTTTCGTCTCCCGGTTAGCGGCTGCGAGTCTCAATCGCTCGCATGGGTGTAGTGTAGGCTATCGTCAGTTAGGCGTCAACAGGATGAGAAAAGATTTTTTTCTGTGCGGTTTTCCGCAGGAAAACCCTACTTCCGATTGGCGGCTGGCTTCTTGGCTTTCTTGCGGCTGGACACTGGCCGCTTTGCCAAGTGCTTCTTGCCGCCTGACCGCGTGCTTAAGCCGTCTCGAACCTCGCGAGCCGCAGCTGCCGGGATTAGCCAGACACGCTGTCCGATGCGGCGAGCGCCCTTGATTTTGCCCTCTCCCAGCAGGGTTCGCACCCAGCCTTCAGAGCATCCCATCACCTCAACGGCTTCCGCCACCGTGAGGTATTCGCCGCCATCTATCTTCTGTGTCATGCAGACCATACCCCCATACTACCAGCCATCGTTACTTGGTCAAACTTACGCCAGATTTCCAGTCCTCACCGATTCCCATCCCGCTCGTTGCCCCGCCCACCCGGCAGCTTTAGGATGGCTACCGGGCGGATGTTTAGCGGAGAGGGCGGGACTACCTCCCTTGTACACCTGTACACCGCTGTATACTATGCCCTTCTACACAAGAAGGACGACAACAATGACGCTGAGAGATGTGCTGAACAGATACGCGATTCTTCAAAACCTGACTGACAGAACGGTGGTGCTCTACGGCCACACGCTTGACCGATTTGCCGAGTGCATCGGCCACGAGCCGACGATTGACGACATTGACGATCTCATCGTCGCCGGATTCCTTCGATGGCGTGCAGCCACGCCACGGAAGCGTGGCAAGCCCTCTGCCGCCTCGGTGGCGAAGGACAAGTCCCAACTGACCGCCTTGGCTAACTGGGCCGCCAAGAAGCGTCTGAAGCGTTCAGACGGCACAGACGTCGAGTTCCTGTCCCTGCCACGGATGCGGAAGATTCGCCACGCCCCGCAGGCGTACACCGTCGATGAGGTCTCGCGGCTCATCAGGCTGGCTAAGCAGCGGATCGGCAACATTGACGGCAAGCCAGCCGCCTGGTGGTGGAGCACAATCATCTACGCTGCTTGGTGCAGCGGCGAACGTATTTCTCCGCTGCTTGAGATCCGCTGGAAGGATGTTGACCTAGACGGGCAGACGCTCCTGTTTCGAGCAGAGACCCGCAAGGGACGCTGCACCGACATCCAGCGAGCCATCACGCCTGACCTGTCTGACATGATGCGGGTTCAGGCAGGATCGCCCGAGGCTCTGGTGTGGCGTTGGGATCGTGCCTATCACTCGCTCTGGCCTAGTCTGAGACTGCTGTGCCGGCGGGCCGGCGTGCGTGGCACAGGCTTTCACCGGCTGCGGAAGTCCTCTGCCAGCTACGTGGCACTTGGCGGCGGTGACGCTACCGAGCACCTCGGGCACGCCTCGCCAGAGATGACGCGGCAGCATTACCTAGACCCAAGGATTACCCAAGCCAAGAGGGCGCTCGACTGCCTGCCGAAGCTCGACCTAGACGCCAGAAAGGACGAGCCGCCCGCGGCGTGACGCCAACTAGCCAGCGGCATTGCACGGCGGTAGCATCCCCAATCGGAGGGACTGTGCAATGTCGCTGCTTTCTTGGTTAGCCGGAACTGGAATCGTATGGACGAAGAACGAATCATGGGTGATTTCTTGCGGTCGCCGCACCCTTGAGGGCTTTACGCCTCAGACAGAGATACGCCAAGACTTCGGCTACGTCCGTGGGCTGCCAGCCACGAAGCGACCACGGAAAGTGCGGCCACGGCTTGACGTAGACTTCCGATTCGTTGACGCAAACATCGTCATTGACGCCGTGAGGATGGCAAAGCATCCACCTAACTGCGAAATCTCTGGCAGAGACGTTCACCTGACAGACGATTGCATGGACAAGAAATTGTTTCTTGAGCTACTCCGAGAAGAGGCTGGCACAAAGAAGAGCACGATACGGTCGGACATCATCCGCATGCTGCACGAAGAGCAGGAAGCGTCAGGGCGTAAGTACGTCACGGGCGGTCAGTGACCCTGTGACGAAACCTCGACTCTTATTCCCAACGACCGAGGTTTCGGCACACTTGACGCCCTCACCACAATGCCCATACGTCGCCCGGCTGGCAGGCAGCGGACATATAACCCGTGTCGCCGACCCAGCCGGGCGGCGTTCCACTTTCTGGAATCTGGAATGCCTCACGTCATCATCCGCTTCCGCCTGCCCGACGAGCAGACCGAGCTCAACGCCGCCATGCAGGGCGCTGACGCCAAATCGGCGATCTGGCAGGTTGACCAGTATTGTCGTGGAGTCCTCAAACACGGCGAGCCGTCAGCGGAGACGAGGCGGCACTTGGAGGGGATACGCGAGATGCTCAGAGATCGGCCAGGTTTGCTCGATGACTGAGTGTCAAGATTTATTGCAAAAAAACTGAGGGCAGAATGACTGACATCGTTCATCGTCTACGCCACTGGTCGCATGGGCTGACGTACGATCTTCGAGTAGGGATGATGCACGAAGCCGCCGCCGAGATTGAGCGGCTGCGAAACGGTTCATCAGCGGCCTGCGAAACGGTGTGCCCGCACGTTCGCGGCACGGTCACGCAGCATTGCAGCTTGAACTTCACGCTCACCGACGAGGAGCAAGAGGCGATTGAGCTTCTTGTGGAATACTCTTCGCTGCGAGCAAAAGACGAAATGGTTT